TGATACTCTCGGTTGCTCCGGTGGTAGTAAAAACCAGACCCATAGTAAGGTCGATAGGAGGAACGCCCAGCAACGTTCCCATAGGTAAAAAAACCATTGCTATTCTCCTCCGTACACGACCCAGACTGTCGTTGATTTTTTCCACAATGACAAGCCCTGATACTGGCCACGAGAAGTAACAGCGCCCAGCAGTGTATCAGAGCCATCAATAGCCATGGAGGTCAAGCCAGCGCCGGACTGGGTAATGTCAATCCGTGTGTTGACTGGGATCGGAATTGTTGCGTTGTCAGGAATGTTCAACACATTCGCAGCAGAGTTATTCATATCAAGCATTTTACCCGCGTGACTTGCAATAATATTTTCGTCCGTTCCCGTGAAGAAAACTGAACCAATATACTTCGTTCGCGTCAAGTCTAATTCGATGGAACAATTTTCAATTTGATCCTGTATTTCGGTGACCAACTCGGGTCCTGTTTTCGTACCGACAATACCACTGCTGTCTACTGAATTCGTCACAATTTAAGCTCCTCTAATTTCATAAGAATAATCTTTGGCAACCTGAGTATCCCCAGCGTCCCAGACATAGAAATCCACATAGGTGAATGGTGCTGTGTCGTCAAACACAAACGTCCCCATAAAACCACCCATGTCATCACTGACAGTTATTGATGCTGAATAGAATCCTAGAAAATCTGGCGTCACTGTAATTCTATCATAAGTAGCCGCTTCGCTTGTCGAGAATCCGCGTATCACATAGGGCACTATATCGCAGGCCAACAGTGTTCCCGGCTTGACAATAAACACCAAGCCTGTCGTATTGACTTTGAAGCGAAGTTTAGACCCGATATATTTGCCCGTTACATCACTAAGACTGTTCCATGCTGTGTCCCAAACTTCTGCGACCTGCGTAACGACTGGATCGCCGTTGAGTAGGTGTGCCCCAGCTTCCACAGTCCAGATCCCTACAAAGTCCGCCACCGCTGTATCAAGCTCCTCAGAAATGTACTCGCAAGCACCCGGCGTCTGATAGCTGTAGATCATGTTGGTGTAGGTGCTCATTGCGTTCGGAAAAAGCGCGTTCCACGTTTCGCCAGAATCCGTTACCCACTCAGTCCCAAGGTTGACTAATGTCATCAATATAGAAGAGTCGTGATCAGCATCCAATTCGGCAACTATATAACCGTCAGGATTGGCTGTCAGAACGACATCTGTAACTCGTGCAGCGTTGGTAGAATACTGGTCATTCCCGTCTATAGCCTTGAGCAGAATATCGTAAGTGCCGGGAAGTATATCTCGTGTGTTGTGTTGCAGTGCAGCAAGCTCCACAATGAATGTGGCGTCTTCCCATAGCACACCGGAAGCGCCGTACCTTAATTCGTAGAGCGCTGCTGTAGGAACTTCATTCCATTGGGTCCGCAGCATATTCCCAATCCCACGGGCATTGAAACCGTCCACGTCATCGGGCGCGTATATGTTTTCCGGAGCAGTAAAATATTTCAAACGAGTAGACGATCTAGTCCCTTCAAAATTAATTGTTGTCAACTCTATTAAGTGCAGTCTTTCTGGTTGAACAGCACCCAGTAGAATTTCTGAATTAGGCGTGGATCCTGTAACGATCTCCACCATATCATCGTCTACACCATTGAGCGTGATTTCAAAGTAGTGCTCATACGGGTATGTCGTCAAAGGGAGCCAGTCAATTAGAACCCACATTTCGATTGCGCCCGATGGATTAAGACGGTATTCAAAAGTCAGTTCGGGGTCACTCGGCATCGGTACGGGATCAGGGTCGGGAAGATTAAGATCAGGCCAAGTAGGTTCGGTTTGAATTGAGTCACTGTAAACTGCCGGATCGTACTCGTCAGCTTGTATGATCCAGCTCCCAGTAAACTTGGCAGCTTTGACGCTGGTCGCTCTGAACAATTTAGCAGTGAGACCGACGTTGTGTGTGACTGTGATAACATCTCCGATTTCAACTGCTAGCGCTTCATCAAATGTCTCAAACTGTATGGATAGATCTGTCAGGTTATACCGGTTCTGTCTTTCAATGGCATGCCGATACGCTACTGAATAGGATTGGAACCCGCGCATCCTAAAATTGGTTGAACGAATCTCGCCCGGAGGAAGGGGTGTTTCCGCATACCCTGTTCTCCATGGCCACGCCGCTGGACTCAAGTATTCCACAATGGAATGATTCGGTAAATTATCCAAGCTTCGTTTGGCTAATTTCACAGAACCTTGTACGATGTTAGCTGTGCCGGGTGCGTCACTAAAAGTGGCGATACTGGAAGCGGGTGCATCTGGGATTAATTTAGCCACTCCAGCTTCCCGGACATAGAAACAGCCAGCATGCTCTGCAAGGAGTTGAAGTTGCTTATCTACAGTCTGTTGCTTGTCGAAAAGCAACCCGCCCCACCGCCGTCTATGTGTTTGAGCACCAGCATCTAAATCTTCATCTTGAAAGTCTGCTGCGGTACTGATATTCGTTTCATCTACAGTAAGCCCTTGAGCTACTGCCAAGTCCCGGAACATCAGGGCGAAGTTATCGCTGTACGCTGTGCTCGTTATTCTAGGGTCATAGACTTTCTTTGCCTTAATGATTGCTCGCAGGCTGGACAGCTTGACAGGGGTGGAATAAGGAAAGCCCATAGCCGTGTAACACAACCCCGCCATAGTGTCCGCATAGCCAGAGACCCATGATGCTAATTTCGGGTCTACACCCTGCCCCGTTGTGCCCACATAGTTTGTGTGGTAGCTGCTGCTTGCTGTGCTACGCCATAAATCGTCCCCAGTCCATATACTTTCAATCTCCTCAACCTCACCGGCACACCACAAAGCACCGAACCAATAGACACCAGATTTATAGCCTATTGCGAATATACGGGGTCGGGTGATTAAGACGCGGCCGTAAGCTTCCGGGATCAATGAACCTTCACCCGCGATAGCAATGCTGCCCCTCGGTGGAGTTGGGGGTAAAGAATTAGCCGGGACACGAGGAATTGGCGGGATCCAATCAGGTAATTCTGGTAGCACTGCATCCGGACCGATTATTATTTCAGGATCGTCACCAACATCCTTCCAATGGGGTCCTGGACCACCTAAGTAGCTGCCTCCTCCTCCGCTTGCCATTAGCCTATATCCCTTTCAAGTTCGATTTCCCAAGGACCAATTTTAAGAATGGTTCCTGCTGGTGGTAAATGATTAGCCGCGGGCGGTCTTAATCTGCCGGCGGGCCACTTATTACTCAGTGAATATTCTGAAACGCAAGTGAAGCCTGCTGTGTTGTAGTCCCCAGAGAACGTGGGGCTATCCAGTAGCCCCGTAAAGCGGCCTATCGTCTCACCGTTGTAGTGCAAGTAGACCTCGACCTCGTTTCCTTGTATTTGCCCGGCTAGCGCGAGAGCAGAAATCTCCCTGTCAAAGTTGAGCAAAGAGAACCTAACCTTAGTTCCATTGATGTCAAGCACCCGTGCGCCAACGTAATTATATTCGTTGGTGTCGTAAGTGATAATCTCCCGCGTGGTTGCATAGACATACTTGGATCCAAAATCAATCTTGATCAGAAAAACGGGGTCAGTAATTGTCTTGGCAATCTCCGCCAGCATTCCTGCTGTCAACGTTCTCATACTTCAAACCCTAGCAAGCCGAACCTCATCCATCGTATAGCCCCGTCTTTGCCCGTCACTCTAGGCGGTGAACTAAACATAGCGGAGTAATCGCTATCGTCAATTGTGATCGTATTCATGTCATCCGTGTAGGTGGCGTAAAATGTTTCCAATGCCTGTTTAACGGCTACGGTGCCTTTCACAATTACTTCAATCTTAAAAAGTGTTTCAGAATAAGCGTTACGGCCGCGCATTTCACCACCCTCTGCGTGCCTTATCTTTCTTCCATCATCGGGAGTCACTTGTGTATCCGAAGTGACTATCAATCCCGTTATTGTATCGAATGCTGCCATCAGTATTTATTCCTGTTATGAGAATTCACTTTCCGTTGCTTCCACAACAATCCTGCTCGGTATACTTGACACTGCTCTAGCTACCAATTGAGCGGAGGAACTGCTGGTCCTGTTAGCGCTGTCACCAGTAGCAACCATGGACGCAGCAGCAGCAGTCATCGCAGCAGCACCAGCCTCCATTCCAGTACGTATAGCTTCCTCAATTACATCTGCCGTGTTAACCTGATCGGAAACTGGGACGGGGTCCGTAGCTGTGATCGTTACGGGCGCTCCATCGTCGTCGGCTACTAGACTAAAGTCTGCGCCCGTAGCTGCTAGCAATTTGTCCGCAGCAGAGTCAAGTTTGAGCGCCGCAAGCTCCTGGACCCCTGCTACTAATATGAGCGGATCTGTTACCAACTCATTGAAGCGTGACAGTATCTCTTCCGGCGTGAATTCTGTTCCGGCTACTGCTTCATCCGCCGCAATCCCTAACCGTGCGAGTGCTATGTCTTCAACGCCTTGCAGGAACGTTAAGAAATCAACGGCCATCTTCTCTTTCTGGCTCTCGTCAAGCAAGCCCCAAGCCAAGCTGGTGAGCCGTTCAATCTCTGCAACAGTTTCAGCAATTAAATCTGGGTCCGTCATAGTTGCTAAATCAACGACCAGTGCATCGGCTTCAGCTTTGTACCTGTTGTAATTTTCCTCATCGGTAGAAGTATCACCAATGATTGTATCGCGCAGCGCTTTGAGTGAGTTAGATACGCCCTCCGCAATGGATTGAATATGTAGCAGCGCCTGGATCTCCGCGTCGAATGCTGCCTGACGTATCTCATCCGCTTCCTCCATGATGTCATAGTAGCTATCGAGGTGATCCGTTAACTCTAAAATCGTTGCTAATTGTTCGCGTCCAGCTTCGGTTGACAGATCCAGACCTTGCACCAGATCCCATAACCCTTCACGGGTGTCTGGTAATGAAATACCCAACTGCTCAAAACCACGTGTAACAGCGTCAAGCGCGAAAGCATCCTGCCACTCTTGAGTAGCAAACTTTCCAACGAAGTTTTTCAGCTTTGTAATGAACTGGTCAATGCCCCCTGCCAGCTCCATCATACCAACAGCAATCTGAGCAAACTTTTCAGGGTCAGTTTCATCTAAACCAATCCCAAGCATTTTGAGAGCTTCCTGCATGACTTGAACTGAAGTAGCTACACGCACAAGCGTTTCACCTAAGCCCTCTCCGACCCTTTGAAATTGATCAATGAAAGGCACAATTTCCAAAGCCAGATCATCGAATATTTTACTGAACACAGCTAGCAGCGCTTCTTGTTGTTCCTCACCAGTCATATCCTCCATGCTGATTTTTTGCACCTCTACTTCAAAAGCTGCCATTCTCGCCTCTATAACGTCCATCGGTATTCCGAGTGCTATAGCCGCTGCTGTAACCGTATCCACTATTGAGCTGAATACCATTGCCAGTTGCTTACCAACATCATCATCCAAGTCCTCAAAGACTGTTCCGTGCTTGTACTTACCGCCAAACCATTTCTTTGATTTGATGTCAGCAAACGCCCTGACCATAACATCGTTTATCAAGTCGGTTATCATACCGCCTTCAATTTGTATCCCAGTGTCCTCCAGCTTAACTTTTCCGCCAAGTACTTTCCTCAAGAGATCATTTATGAAACCGAGTCCAATTAAATCGAACATGTTGCTGCCTATAAGGAATTTCATCCAACCCGCAGTCTTAGCATCGGGCAGAGGAATATCCTCGCCGGGCATGCCTCCTCTAATCACCTGTGTAGACGCACCTGTAAGTCCTGTTTGCATCGATTTCAGAGCGTCTAGCATACCCCTATTGATACCCACCAATTCTGAGGTGGCGTCAGCTGTTATATCAAGAGCATTCATTATGGATTCTGACTTGGCTTCTGCATCGCCTAGCACACTGCCCGCGCCCTGCGCAGCCTGCCTTTCTTCTGTTGGGTCTATATCCCCTGCATTATTGAAACTCCCTATAGATACGCCAAGCGCTGCTACCGCTGCGGCCATTGCTGCCATACGCGCGAAAGCGGAGTAGGGGTCGCCTTGGGCCTGAGTCAGCACAGCACCAATAGCCTTAGCAACGTTAGCCACTTGAATCGCTACATTCATGGCCTCGTATTCTTTGGTATTTTCCTTCATGCTGCTCTGGATCAATCGCAGGGCATCACCAGCCAATGCGCCGGCACGCTCCAGCGACTCGCCAAGCGTTTCTGTTCCGAGCGTAGCTTTCTTCAAACCCTCTTCTATTTCCGCCCAATGATCGTCACTGAACAGCACGCCGCCTTTGGCGAGTGTCTTGCGTATTTCATCAAGCTCATTCATCTTCTCTGTAAGCTCATCTAACGCAGCACCCGCGGGATCAATATAGGCTTTCAGTTTCTTATATTTCGCCATAGCCTTAAGGAATTTTTCTTGGGCTTTTCTGTTCTTCTCTGTCTCGCCACTGTTGTCTTTCATTTCCTTTGAAAGGAAGGCAATCGCTTTCGCTCGATCTATTGTTCCCTTGGGTAACTTGGCAATGACAGCATCCAGTTTCGCAACCTCTTCTTTGTAAGTTGCTGTGGCAGCAGCTACAGGGTCTATCGCGTCCGCCAATTCCGCCCACCAATCCATTAATTCTTGGCTACCATCCGCTTCAGATTGTGTTTGCTTCAATCGTGCTATAGCTGCTTCTTGCTCCTCCAATGAAAGATTGAAATGGTCAGCTGCTATTTTGAGCATTTGTAAACCCATCTCATACTGTCTTTGAGCTTCAGCAGCAGGGTCTATTTCTGCACGTAAAGCGTGCCACCAAGTTGTCAGTTCTTCAATCTCTTCTGTTGTCAGGGCTTTCTTTAACTCTTCACCTACGCGCTTGGCTGTTACTTCAACCTCTTCCAGGACTGCATTTATTTCCCTTTCAGCTTCGATTGAGTAGTACAAACGCTCCTCGATGCTTTCTTGTAATGTGATCTGATTTTCAATGTTCCGATTATTCTGTTCTTGCAGCGCAAGCAATTCCGTCAGTGCTGCGTTCAACTCGTTATAGGTGTCTGGGTCTGCGGTACTAACATCGCGTACAGCAGTCGTCGATTCAATCTGCTTCTCTAATGATTTCTTCTTATCTAAATACTGGTTCAGCTTATCATCGACGGACCTTAAATTACGGGACAGGACGCTGATGTCAAAGGAGTTCAGTGCAATCTGGTATTCACCTGTAACATCGATTGCTTCTTCTATCGATTTAACGTAATGGTCGACTATGATATCAGCTAGCTCCATAATGGCTAGCCCGGCAGCTACAGTGAAGGCGCCAATAGCTAAGGCACCCGAGAATGTAATCATGGCTCCTGCTATTCCGATAACCAGAGGCATGAGTGTAGTGATAGCGCTTACCAGCAAGCCCAGCACAATCAGAATGGGTCCGATAGCAGCAGCCCACGCGATCGCTGTAAGAATCATTTTCTGCGTCTCAATATCATAACTTGTGAACGTGTCCACAGCATCACTGACCCAGTCCAGGAAGCTATCCAGGTCTTTCTTGAGTTCGCCCATAAGTGGAACAAGTTTTTCACCCAGCTCAATACCAATTCCGACGAGCTTGTCTTTCATCAAACCCATCTGCTTATTGAATGTCTTCATTTGCTTGTTAGCAACGTCTTCTGTGATGTCTCCTGCATCCCTTAAATTGCCTTCATATTTTCTAATTTTATCTGACAACCCAAGTAAGGATTTGATTGCCATTACAGAGCGATCCTGGAAGCCCATTAGTGCTAGTGTGTTCCCCTGCTGCTCGGGTGTCAATTTGGCCATAGCGGTTTCCAGCTCGCCTATAATATCTGCCATGTTGCGGAAGTTACCCTCTGAGTCAAACACTGCAACATTTTGATCCCTGAATGCTTGAGCATTCTTTCTGTACGCAGTTTGAAGGTCACGGGTAACGATATTGAATTTCTCACCCGCTTCAGTAGCCTTAATACCCTGGTCGGCCCAGGCGGCTAGCACAGCCACACCCGTCTCCATATCGATGTTCAGAAGTTTCATTGCCGTACCGGCTTTATTCGTTAGCGCTTCACCGAATTGCTGCACGCTGGCGTTCGCCACAGTGTTAGCCTTAACCAGCACGTCAGACAGCGCCACCATCTCCTCCATATTCTTGATCGGGTCCTTCATAACCTTGCCAAGTGCGGACTGTGCATCCGTCAAGATGTCTGTAGCTTTGGCCATGTCAAAATTGCCAGCCTGTGCGAACGCAGCAACCTTAGGCAGCGCAGCAACGGACGCCGCTGCATCCAAGCCAGCGGAGGCCAGGAAGTAGTAACTATCGGCCGCCTGCTTGGCCGAAAACGCAGTGCTCAACGCCACCTCCTTTGCAGTGTCCGCCATATCCCGCTGCATAGTATCGGACAGGTCCCCCATAATAGCCATTGAGGAGACCATTGCTTCATCGAAGTTGGCGAACGCTTTTACAGCACCACCCAGGAGACCTATGATAGGAAGCGTTGCATACATTGCCATGCTGCGACCCATCTTTTTCATAGTCGCATTCATCTTCTCGGTCTTGCGAATTAGGCGCTGTGTAGCTGTCTCAGCTTTCTTGGCTCCGCGGGCAAGCCCGTCCAACCTTTTGTCCGCTATGACAACCCCATCACTTCTAATGCTTAGGCCAAGTTCGGCAATGTCCATTTTATGATTCCTTCATTCTGTCGCGTTGGTCTTTACGTTCGGAACTCACTGCTCTCAAATAACCATCGTCCATCATCACTATCATTTCGATTTCTGACCGTGTTACTTTCGTTCCAGTAAGTGCCATCCAGTGGTGCAGTTCTGTGTAAGATATGGGGGCCTGAGTTTCGTAACCTGGGGCTCTTCGTGAATCTAGATGCTGCCACCATTCCCAGACGTGAAGTACCGCATCTGGGATAACTGGGGGCTCGGGAGACTCAACACCGAATTGAGCGTTGTAGTCCTCCCGGTTTACATCCACAGGGCCGTGCTGGCCTATCACCTTATGCCCCCAGTGCATCTTATACCTAACGTGGTACGCTAGGGCCTCCGCCAAGTCATCTCCCAGGCTTAGAAAAAAGCTGTGATGTCATCACACTCGTCGGACAGGAATTCGCGAATCCACAAATGCTCTTTGAGCATGGTGTTGAGGGCCTGTTTTGAGTACTCGGGTTGTTCACCGTTGAGTGTCAATTCCTCATCTTCCCATGTCCAACCTTTGACGGCCGCCTTGATACGATTGTTCGTTACGTTTTCAAGTTCTTCGGACGTGATTGCCTTGTTGCGATTCTTGGGTTGCAGACGCTTGTTTTGCCAAGTGCGGCTGACGTCTTTAACCGCATCTGAGTCTGGTGCTTGTATGTGAAATACGAGTCCCAGCTCTTCGCCAGTTTTCGGGTGGGTTAAATTGACATCTCTGTCGACTGTTTGAATGGTATTTAGTTCCATTATTTCGTTCCTTTTTTACAATTGATTTCATTTGATTTACAGAAAAACCGCCAAATCGAACACAGGCCCCTGTAGGCTCGCATAGCGACATAACGGTGATTTTCAATACTAAGAACCCGATGAAATTCGATCCAACTCTTGGTTTATAATCAAAAGCTTACATCGGGGGTAAAAGAACCCCGCCATTTCAGACGGGGTGTATAATCACCCATTTAAGGGTAGTGAGAATCGGTTACGGTCCGAAGATTGGAGACTGACTAAATCCGAACGTGAAAGAGAGACGTTTGAAGTCTTCATTTCCGCCCTTCATTCTCATCGGTCCAGTGACGACACCACGGTTATATTCTGTCGTACCATCGGGCCATTCAATCTTGTATGCGTAACTGTTCGCGTTGTCAACATCAGCGTTGGTTAACAGGATAGCCATACCCGCACTTGCCACGTCCAAAAACTCGACCGCCGGACTGCCTGCATCGGCTTCGCCTTTACCCTTGCTGGCGACATTTCTGTCCCAGGTAGAGTAGGAAACAACGTTCTGAGAAACGCCGGTGTCACCGAAGCTACCCACGTTTGGAACCTCGGTGTAAACAAGGGCCTCATACGCGGACAAATCTGCCACATCGACGTTCGCTGCGATTGCGGTAACTGAAAAGATTCCGCCAAAATTTGTAATACCATCTGCCATGATTTTCTCCTAGAGCAGTGATGAATCGTTTAAGGTGTTGTTCCAAGCACAGCCTGTTGGCTAAACCCGAACGTGAAGGACAGTCGTTTGAAATCTTCGTTGCCGCCTTTCATGCGCATCGGTCCAGTAACAACACCCCGATTGAACTCAATAGTGCCGTCGGGCCATGTGATTGAAAAAGCATAGCTGTCTGAGTTGTCCACATCGGCAGCAGCAAGTAACGCAGTCATGCCGGCGCTTGTAACGTCCAGGAATTCAACAGCCGGGCTACCAGCATCCGCCTCACCCTTACCTTTTGATGCGACATTCCGATCCCACGTCGAATAAGAAACAACGTTCTGGCTGACACCAGTATCGCCGAAACTACCAACGTTCGGGACGTCTGTATATGTGAGCAATTCGAACGCAGCTTCATCTGCCAAGTCGTCGTTCTCTGCTGTGGTGGAGATTGCAAATAGTCCTCCAAAATTTGTAATACCGTCTGCCATGATAATGACTCCTATTGTATTGAGAAAGTTGTAAGCCCATTGCGATGGGGAATCAATTAATTTGCCTATTTCTAAACCGAAATAATTCCACTATACGGAACCATGACAGGGATATAACTCTTACCTTCAAGATCTACTGATGGACCCTGTGATGGTGCTTTAAGGATCCGCACTGCTCCGACTCCTAGCCCCTTCGGAAACAGCCTAATAACCACGTCCGCTACTTCACTGGCAGTGATTTGGTTAGTCTGTCCTGGGCGATAGTAAACCTGCACTATCAACGACCCTGCTGTGTTCTTTTGTGTGTCATTACCCCATACCAAATCCTCAGCCTCAGTTGGTGCAAACAAAGCCTCCAACCACATCCCCTCGTTCGGAGGTGTCATGGAAACACCGGGCCACGCTATTGGTAATTCTGGATTGGTGTCAATTGTATCCAATCTAGCTAAAAGATCCTCAATGATGTTTGTTGTTGCACTACCGCTAGACACCACAACACCATCATAACCGGAAACAGGAACTATTCCGAGGTAGGGTATTGTTATCGGAAGGAAGCTGCTGCCCTGTAGATGGATAGCTGAACTGGCCCAGGGCGTTTTTTTCACACGGACTGGACCGACCTCAAGACCTTTTTCAAACAACTCAATAACTGTTTCAGAAATTCTGGATGCCGCCATTAAGCTGCCCTCAATGAGTCTCCAATGAACTGACACTTGAAAAAATCCTTTGACTTGAATTCGTGAATGGTTATTCCAAACTAAATCTTTATGCTCGTTAGGGAAGAACCGAGTCTCTAACCACATACCGCTCGACGGCGGTTCCATTGGAATACCGGGCCACGCAACAGGCAGTGATGGAGATAGAACAATCGTGTCCAGTGTGGCACACATCGCTTTCAAAATAGATGTCTCGACGCTGTCCTGATCAGGGATGGTGCCTACCTGACCAACTGCTTCAACGCCCGTGAGAATGACAATCACGCTCGCTTGTGTTTGGATAACTACTGCACCACTCTCGCCGCTAGCTCCAACACCCGTCAATGAGACATTGGCCTGACCGGATACGTCTACAGTGCCAACCTCACTGATTGCTTCAACGCCTGTTTCTATAATAGCGCCATCTGCGGACACTGTAATCGCGCCCACCTGACCCGTGGCCTCAACACCCGTAACTGGAACATCAATACTGGCTACAGCATTGACTAAGACCGTGCCAACTCCACCGGACGCTGTGACACCCGTGGCTGGAACAACAACACCCGAACCAGTCTGTATAACAACCGCACTGACTTCACCGGTACCCTCAATACCAGCCGGCAGCGCGTTAGCTGCACCTGTAGCATTGACATTTCCGGTTTGTGCGCTTGCTGTGCTGCCGTTAACGGGCACAACGATAGAGGCGCCTACTTGTACAGTGGCAACGCCAACCTGACCCGCTGCTGCAACCCCTGTGGACGTGACGCTAGCATCACCTATTACAGCAAGCGCACCAACCGCGCTGCTGACAGACACCCCATCAACTGGAACGGTGACATTGCCTTCCGTAATGACTGTGACTGTGCCAGCTTGCCCTGTGGAAGCAACACCTTCTACTGAAACGTTAGCGTCTCCGGTTTCTGTTACAGCACCTACCTCAGCTGTGCCCTCGACACCACTGACGATAACTGTTCTAGGCAAGCGGATCGCAACGGACCCGATTTCCGACG